TTCTTATTATGTGGATTTTTTTTGGTATTAATTGAAATGCTATATTATATGTTTCAATATGATACACAAAATAATAATATTAGGATAATCATACCCCAAGTAGAACGTGGGGTACAACCAGAGGAAGAATTACAAACAATGGATAATCTATCTATCAATTCTAATGAAAGTGATTTAGGTATTATTGTTTTTTCTGGTGTATGATATATTTATAAAATTGATTTGATTTATATGAAATTAATATTCCTCAATTCAAATACTTGAAAAAGGAAAAATGGAGAAAGTTCTTATTTACAATTGTGTGGGATTTTGTCTGATTATTATAGGATTTATAATTTCAATAGCAAAACACGATGATATTAATTATAGGCTAACTGGAGTATGTATAGCTTCATTAGGACTTTTTATGATTGTGAGTTTCGTTTTATACGCGGGTTATGTTGTTTTATTGAAAAATAGAACTGAAATTAATAGAAGATATGTTAATGATTTGGTTTCGCGATACACCGAAGAAAAAATAGAAGAAGGTCAAGATCCAGTTTATAGTGATGTGAATATAAATCAAGATATTATTGAAACCGACTCAATTGAGGGTTCTTATTTAGAAGTAGGCGAATATGACGATGTATTTACTGATAACTAAAATAAAAAATAATTATTTTCAAAAGAATTCTTTTATACACTGAGTAATTGTCAATCGTTTATTTGCGTCATTTTCAATCAACGAATTTATAATTTCATTTAGTTTTTTTTTGTTTTTCTTTTCAGTATTAAAACAAATATATATACGATTATCATTGTAAATATATGTTAACATGTATAACACACGGCCTAAACAATAACTATCTATTTTGTAGACTAATTGGCGGTCAGCGTGAAACAATATATTATTGTCATATATCATATCATTTGCTTCTACTTTTGGAAGCCACGGGGTTTCCTTCTCAGTTTTAAAATATTTAGGGAAATAACCAGGTGTTCCGCGAGTATATTTGATAAAATCGTCGAATGGTTCTATTGAACTAAACCCAAAATCTATGATTTTATAGGTTTTTTTATATGTATTTACAATTATGTTTTCAGGTTTTATATCTAAATGACACATTTTTTTTTCGTGAAGGAAGGCCAGTCCTTCTAATATATGTTTACTAAATTTTAATATAGTTTTATATGAATTCCAAATGCTGAAATCATAATTATTTTCAATATCGTTTATAGTTTCTAACAACTCTTTATTACCAGCATAGTCCATATAGCAACAATGTAGTGTTCCGTTCATAAAATACGATTCTTCTTTTGGAATGAGTGTTTTAATGTACGTGTAAAATCTATTACCAGGTTGAAGAAGATACTTGGCTTCGTCTGGAATTGAAAAGTATTTGCTGTAATTTTCTATAGTTCTGATTGTGGCTAACGTTTTAAATTCATCATTATTATGGTCAACTTTAGTAATCTTTAGTAGTTTGAATGGTTTAATGGGTTTATAGGTCATATAATGATTTGGACCCAATACGATGGAACTAGAACCATACTTAATGAGATTATTGTCCATAATTGCAATTGCGTGTAATTGCGTGTAATTGCGTGTAATTAATTAGAGTATATGTCGTGGAATTACTTGATGTAATGTAATATTACTTGATGTAATATTAGTTAATATTAATCAATTTTTTAAGAATACTACCATTAAATTAATATTTAATGAATATATAATTAATATTTAATGATTATGATTATATAATTAGTATTTATAATGATTATCGATGTATTTGTAGATGGGTCTTCTATTAATAATGGAAAGCGTAATTGTAAAGCGGGTTATGGAATATTTTTTCCACAAGCAGAATACTTAAATATATCACAAAAAATAAATGAAAAGGAAGTAAAAGTATCTAATAATGTCGCTGAAATAATAGCTTGTATTCGTGCTATTGAAATATCCAATGAAACCTTTCACGATTTAGAAAAATTGCGAATATTTAGTGATAGTGAATATACGATAAATTGTGTCACTAAGTGGTGTGAAACTTGGAAAAAAAACAATTGGGTTAAATATGATAAAAAACCTATTAAAAATTTAGATTTAATTAAAAAACTTTATGACTATTATTTAGAATATTCTATAGAGTTTATTCACGTGCGGTCTCATCAAACTATGCCAACTACAGATACCAAAGAGTATTATGATTGGTATGGAAACAATGCGGCTGATTTATTAGCCAAGAAATCTATTATCGTTCTTTAATGTGAATACCGACTTGGAAACGTCCATCCGCATTACCAATGTATAATGGCACTGGTGTGGTTGTTCCGTGTTCGAGACCACTGAGACTAATAGTAAACGATTGTATTTTTTCGGGTTTCATGGTACACATAAAACTATTTTTTAATTTGAATACCATAGAATTCAATGTACGGTTAGAATGAGGACTTTCAAGAATTTCAAAAGTATCGTCTGCAGATGGTTGTGGATCAAATAAAGTCTTAAGTGTAGCATTTCTTGTAGCCCCAACATAGTCTTCTATTAGTTCAATTTGTCCTTCACCTGTTCCAGAGGTAATTTTTAAATAATAATTATTATAATAATCATTTCTTGAACTATGTAATGAATTATCAGGTAAAGTTATAGTAGTTTTTGTGCCTCCATTTACGCCTACAGCACTTATTTCCCCACTATCAATAATATTGGGTTCATTATTATCTTGAAAGCCAAAGGTATCATTTGGAAGATAAAATGTTCCTGTTAAATTACCCATATTTGATATTGAATTGAAATATTTCGATAATTCCGATATTTTTAATATGAATCCGTGGTAATGTTCAAGTGATTTTCTTGTAGCAACTGTAGAATTACCGTGTATTTCGTGTAAATTCATAAATTCTAGTTGGACGTCCGATTCGGAAGCAACAATAAGGTTTTCACTAAATTCTACTTTATGGTCTGTAATGGCGTATGGATATGTTCCACTTGTGCCATTATAAACATCGGCAATAACAACTTGTGTTTTCTTTGTCATATTCTTGTAATTTGAACTAAAATATGTGGCATCTTTAGCTACTTGATTATCAAAATAAGGATCACCTACTCCTAATGCTTGGGGTGAAGTAATGTCAACTGTTTTAGATTTGTCATATGCAACGGTGGGATCGTTTTCTCTTAAATAATTTTCTACACTATTAGAACTTATATTTCCTTCGGTTTCATTTTTCGCTTTATTTGATAATTCTCTAGATACAAAGTTTATAATATTCTGTGTTCCTTCTAAACTTTCATTATTTTGCGATGATACAAAAGTATTTTCTTGTTTAATATGTATATTATTAAGTGAACTTTCAGATTGTACCATAAAAAATGAATTTCCTTGATTTTCGCCTTCTATTTTTTTTATTAATTCCTTAATATTTGTTTGTGTTTTGATATCACATTTATCAAATGTAGTAAGTGGGTCCATTTGTGAAGACTCATCGCTACACTTTGCGCGAACTTGATTAATAAAGGGAATTACTATATTATCAAGAAAATAAGGGAAAGATGCTAGTTTATTTGTTCCGATTTTTTCCACGTTTAATTTTTGAACAAATCTATTAATATAATCTTTCTCTTTTTGTGTAATTTTTGGTTGTCCATAGTTGAAATCTTTATGGTTTAATATACTTATGTAGAAAACTAATTTATCATTTGTTGAACTAATAAACAAATTTTCCTGTAAATAAGTTAATAAAGGGTCTAAATTTTGTATTGGTACATTAATAGGCTGATCGGGTGTGCCTATATTAATAGAACCCATATCTTTTATTGTTTGAATATTTGTAATTTTTTTGGGAGAAGAATTTATTTTTTGAATGATAAAATCTAAATGTTTATTGAAATCGGGCGATAAATTGCCACGATTGGCAACAAGTAAATTAACTAAATAATTATTAGACATATTTGATATAATAGTAAGATTTTATTTATTTAAATAATAAACTTATGAGAAATATTTATCCCTATTTTTAGCCATTAAATCATCTGGCATATAATTATTGACGTGTGTATTAAAATCACCGGTTTCTAACATATTTATTATAAAATTTATACAATATATACCACATTCTGTATCCTTTTTTTGATGTCCATTATTATTTATTTTATAATCATATGTGTATCCTAATTCCTTTGCTTGGGCGACTACTTTATTATTAAAATTATCTATTTCCGGGGGTGGTTTAAGACCGACAGAATCAAAATAATAGACTTCTTTTTTATTATGGTCTATATAACTAGCAACCCAATGAGAACCGGGTTCATCGTGTTTATCTATATTATACACAGCGCCCATACGTGTTATTTGTTTATTTAAATAATCTTTCAATTCGAAACTACATAGTGTTTTATCGACACAAATACCAGGCATTAAACGTGTATCGAAATCTACTGGAACACAACCGAGAAATTTAAAATCATTGTGCTTATGTTCGTATTGTTTTAATACATTTTCGATATCAATAGTTGAAAGCCATTCATTCGGTGAGTTTTTCCAAGAATTTGGTTTTTTAGGAATAAAATGTTTTTTTAGTAATTTCATATTATTAGTAACTTCACTCCAACATGACTCATCTGAGCATTTCGCACTTAATTTTTCATTAAGTTTATTCCAAAGACTATTGACACTTTCCGTTTTTTTGTAATTTATTCCATTTCCATTTCCATTTCCATTATTGGTTAGATTATAGGTTTTAATGAGTTCTATAAGACCGTCCTTATCATAACACGTTCCATTTTTATTTTTAGTTAAACTATATTTAGGTGAACAAGCACCAAATTTTGATTTCTTTTTAGTTTTATTTTTATTTTTCCCACCAACTTGTAGTTTCCCTTTGAGGTCTGAATAACCACCTATAAATTTTATTTTATTTTTGTTAATATTAATAATTTGTGGGACATATTTATAATTTTTTGGTATATATTTTTTATATTTATGGTTTGGATTTGTATTTAAATCGAGGAACATATAGTTTTGATTTTTAAAATTGAGTAATATAATTGCGTTTTTACAATAAATACAATCTGGTTTTCCTATAACCAAATACATTAATATATTTGTAGAAAAAAATACTTAAAACAATTGACACGATACATATCAATCATGGCTACTAATTTTGAAAAAGTAATTGAATTCAACAGAACATTTGGATTGGCACATTATGAAGAAGAACAGAATAATGTATTTGATGAAAATCCTAAACTTGCTAATTTAAGATATTCACTTATTAAAGAAGAAATTGGTGAATTAGCTGAAGCATTTGAAACCCACGATTTTATTGAAGTTATCGATGCTTTAACGGATATATTATATGTTGTATATGGTGCAGCATCATCATATGGATTTAATATTAATGAACTCTACTATAACACAGACAAAACTGCGAACTCATCTCAAACTATTTATGATAATATTTTAACGAATGTACCTGAATTTGCTCCAATGCATATTGGTAATAGAACGGTTAAAGATGAATTCTACAATTTATCACTAGCAAATCATTATTTGGATAAACTACAGAATTTAGACGCGAATTTATTTACAACTATTCAGGAAAAAAATTATGAAGAAACTAAAACGAATCTCCTTAGTATTTTGGTAAATACATATCTTTTGGGTTGTTATTTAGGTATTGATTTGAATCGTTCATTTGACATTGTCCATAGTTCCAATATGTCTAAAGTATGTGCGAATGAAGATGATGCTAAAACGACCGTTCAATGGTATAAAGAAAATGAACACCGATATGATAGTCCAGATTATAGACTATGTTATGATAATAATAGATATGTTGTTTATAATAAATCTACTGGGAAAATCCTTAAAAATACGAAATATGTTCCAGCGAATTTCGATTGTATGCTTTAAACGCATGGTGAGGTTAAAATTCATTTTTTTTTTTTATTAAAAATATATAATAATGAGTCAAGTTACTATACCCTCAAACAAAACATTAATACAAGCATTTAAGTTATCTTTACAAATCGGGAAACCTGTAGAAACATATTTTTACTTGGATTCGTGTAAAGATAGTATCTATATTTGTGCCAATGAAACTGATAAAATTATATTTAAAAGTTTAGATGAACACACATCACCAGTTACTAATATATATAAAAGTGAAGGTGAATATTTAATAGTTACGGAAAATAGTATTTATATTCTTAGTGCTAAAACGAAAGTTGCTAAAATGCCTAAGGATATTGAATTGTAAATAAAACAGTCTATAAAAGTTTTATTAAAAAATTTTAGTTAATATTTTTATTTTTATTTTTCATTTAGAAATAGTATTCTAGGTAATACTAATGAATACAATACTTTCATATTTAATTGTTTATCTATCGTCATTTTTAATAATTGGATTAAGTTATTATACTATATATAAATTAGTATTACCCAAATCTAAAATATTCAAATGGATTTTTGAAGAACCTAAAGATAAAAAACGTAAAAAGAGAAATAAAATAAATGGAATCGCTGGTTAATTTATCGGTAGAAGAACTACAGTCATATTATTTACGCAAACCTTTCCTTAACAAACTATACCAATATTATGTTGAACAAGGATACTATAATATAATATCACAACAACTCGTGTATATATTAAACAATTCATTTGTGTTATTTTATACTTTGTTTTTAGTGAAATGTGTAGATTGGCATAAATTAATAACTTTGGAAGACGAAACCTTATTGAAAGATTGTGTAAATATGTCTAATATGTTTAAATTGAATTTTTATAATTTCATATTAGTTATTAGTTATTTGTTATATTTAGTAATAAAAGTAGGAATACTAGTATCATCAATATATAATTATAAATATATTAAGCACTTCTATAATAATATTTTAGGAATAGGAGACCTAGACCTAGTTAATTATAAATGGGAAAAAATAATAGAGAAATTTCATAAAGTGTATATGCATAACGATATTAATGTGTACTATATCAATAATAAAATAACCATACGTGACAATTATTTAATCTCATTAGTCGATAAGGAAATAATAGACTTATCAAATCTATCACCATTAATGGAATGGAATATAAAGTATTGTTTTATTAATCCCATTTTTGTAAATGATTATAAATATAATCGCGATTTCATTTATTTGAATAAAAAATATATAACTATTATTAAAAATAAATTGCTTACGGTTTCAATATTGAATTTCATATTTATGCCAATATTATTACCTTTTATGTTGCTTAGAAGTTTATTTAAATATGGCGAAAAATTTTACAATAATCCAGGTTTAATATCTTCAAAACATTGGACACATTATGCCAAATGGAAATTTAGAAATTATAATGAATTATACCACGAATTTCACGAAAAACAATTGAAATCTTGTATTATAGCCAATGAATATAATAATCAATTCCCAATTAGAATAATAAGTATTGTTTGTGATTTATTTGTATTCATCTTGAGTTCCTTTTTTATAATGTTGATAATTGTATCGGTGTTAAATGAAAAGGCATTAACAAATTTATATATATTTAAATCAAAAAATACATTGTGGTTTCTAGGTTTAATGGCAACATTAATCGCAATAATGCGAAAATCAATGAAAGAAAAAAAGATTTACTATCCAGATGATAAATTAATTGAATTGAAAAAGGTGATTAATTGTATCAATGACGTGACAATTAAAGATAAAACACACAAAGACTTCTTTTTTAGATTATATCAATTTCACGCATTAACATTCTTTTATGATATTTATAATACTCTATTAACACCATTTTACCTATATAAAATGCATTATGAATGTTATAATATAGTAAAATTTTTAAGCGACATAACAATAGATAATCCTAAAATAGGACATACAAACATGTATTCCATATTTAATAGACACGAAAACGATATAAAATCGTTATTTTCTAAGGAAACCTTTACTTTAAATAATCCTAATTATGATATATAACAGGATTTCGGATTATTATAATATATAATTATTTTAGATATGACACATAAATTATACCTCGAAGAATTAATAGAATTGAACCCTGAAATAAATGATTTATTTAAATATACTGATTATACTGATAAGATGACTAATATTTATTCTGATCTATATGATGAAAAATTACAGAAATTAAACAATAAATATTTGAAACGATTAACTAATAAATCACAATTAACATTTGTCGAAAAAATAATTAAACACGAAATATTACTAGAATTAGAAAGTAATAAATATAATTTCAAGTATATACCTATTACTTATCAAAATTGTATTTATGAAGATATTATAGATAATATTAATGAAGATGGTTTAATTATATATAAAAAAAAGAAAGACTTCGTTAGTATAACAAAGCGCTTAGACAATTTAGGAGAAATAACAGATAGTATCATTGACCGGTTTCGAGAAGGAATAAAACGGAAATATACATTACCTATTATTTTAGTGAAAAAGATGATTAATGGATATAAAAAGTATATATCTTCACATGACTCTTTTGATAATAAAAAGAATCAATATTTTGCCCAGAGTTGTAAAATAAAGATGCTACCCCATTTAAAAAAAATTATAAAGTTTCTAGAAAAAGAATACATCAAACATGCAAGGACTACAATAGGCCATTGTTTTTTACCTAATGGCAAAAAAGAATATGAATTTATAGTTAAAAATAGTTATGGTTCGGTGTATTCTATAAAAGATATAATGGAATTGGGACGGTATCATACATCAATTACAAAAAAACTAATGGATAAAATAGGTCCCATCAAAATTCAACGCCCTAAATCAAAAGAACAATTAATTAATTATTCTAAAAAAATGAATACTGAATTGATTGAAGAATTGAAGCACCATTTTCCCAAAAAATACGCAAATATTGGTAGTAATATGAAAATTAAAATAATAAATAGAGAAAACTCCCCAGACATTTATTATAATTTTATACAAGAGACTATGTATATTAATTATAAAGTTAATCCAAAAATGAACGAACTGAAAACTTTATTGGCTCACGAGGGGTTTCCAGGTCATCATTTACATTTACAATATTTATTTAAACATTCAAATGTACCAGATATATTAAAACTGTATAATTATGATTGGTATTATGAAGGTTATGGATTGTATGTAGAGGATCTTGTTAGCCATAAAACTAAGGAGAATTTATATGGAAAATATAATTATCAAATATTAAGATCAGTCCGTTTAATGATTGATACAGGAATTCATTATTATGGTTGGTCGTTTGATAAAGCATTAGAAACGATGAATAAATATATTAAAAATAATATTACTGAAAATAAAAGTGAATTATATAGATATATTGCCGATCCAGGACAAGCATTGGGGTATTATTTAGGAAAACTACAAATAAAGAATAAAATTAATACGAATAATAACATTAAAGAGTTTCATAAGAAATATTTCGAATTAGGTCCAATGCCTATGGATTTATTTTCAACTATAGATATATATGATTAATTTGATTTTAATAATGTTTGTTATTTTGATATTAATGTCGTTTTATATATGTGAAAAGTTTGATGAACGCGAAGATAATCGCGAAGATAATCGCGATGAATTAGTAAATAAAGAATTAATAACAGAGAAAAGAGGTTCTCGGTTTTAATTATTTTCTAATATAATATTATTATGGTTAAAGTAAATATGAATAAGATGCTTAAAAAGGTAGATAGAAATATGGTAGAAAACGTTGTTATTTTTGTTCTATTAGTAGCAATTCTTGTTCTTTTGGTAAAACACTACCTCAATCGTAAAAACGAAAATTTCTCCGCTCATAGTGATGAAGAACCTAGACTAGTATTATACTATGCTCCTTGGTGTCCTCATTGTACTGGTTTCAGAGAAGAATGGAAAAAACTCGGCGATTCCCAAGAAGTAAACGGTGTCAATATCCACGTTGAACAAATTGATTGCCAAGAAAACGCTGATGTTGCCGAAAAAGAAAACATTGAAGGGTTCCCAACCGTCAAATTACATTCCGCAAATGGCGCGAAGGAATATCAAGGTGAAAGAACATCTGATGCTGTTATTTTATGGTTACAAAAAAATAATTAAATTATTCTTTTAATAACAATTTAGGTTTATCTAATAAATAGTTATATTTTTTTATTATTTGTGATTTGGTTATTAAATATCCTTGATTAATAATATCTTTTTTTATGTCAGTGCTTAAACTAAAATCGAATGAATTACATTCTATTTCTAGATCAATTGTAATGTCGTGATATTTCTTTATTTTTTCTTTGTCTTGATGAACAAAGTTAGTATTTATGATACTAATTAAATAATTATCTATACTATTAATTTCTGTGTATGTATAAGTATTACTAGTTAATACAACGCCCAATGTTTCTTTATTATTATTTACACAAATGTCTATTGGATAATTATTCGTGAGGGCACCATCTACATAATATTTATTTTCGTATATAACTGGGGTAAAAAACAAAGGAATAGATATAGATATACGTAAAGCATCTATAACATCCATATTTGGATTATTCTTAAGATTGAAGTATTCTACGCTAGTTGTATTTAAGCAACTACCAATAATAGTTATATTCTTTTGAGTTTTTTCATATAATTCGGAAAACGTAATAGAATTCACATGTAATTTTTTTTTTAAAAAAACCTTAAGTATTTTTACTATTTTTTCACCATTATCAACGCCGTATGTAGTACCAAAGTTTAATATATTATCGACATTGATATTTCGGGCTTTATTTATATCTAGGTTTATGAAAACATCATATAATTCTTCATACGTGAAACCAATCAACAAACAAAAACATACACACGCCCCTATAGATGTTCCTATAAAGTTATCTATTTTTTTAACTATATCGTATTCTTCTATACATTTAATCATACCTATATAAGCAAGTCCTTTCATTGACCCACCGCTCAAAACCAAATTCTTTACCATTAACATTATACCGTAAAAATTAATAAAAAAAATAACACACTATATATTATATGAGTTCTATGATAAATATAGACGAATTACATAAAGAAAAAACTGAGAAAATCAAACACAAGAATGAAGTCTACGATATAGTATTAAAAAAATGTCATCAACGTATTAAAACCGTGGCTAAAGTTCCCGAAGGACCAGATTATTGTTTATATGAAGTTCCACCTTATATTTATGGGTCACCTCTATATAATATGAATAATTGTATATTATATTTAGTAAAAACCCTAACAGAAAACGGATTTTATATTAAATACTATAATCCGAATTTTATTTTTATTTCTTGGGAAGGAAAGAAGAATCCTAAGAATTTTAAATCATTACAGAAAAAAGAAAGACGGTTCAAATCTATAGAAGATTTCAAACCAACAAATAGTTTAGTGTATGACAATAAAACATTGGATATATTCAAGAAAAATCTATTTTCGTAGATCCCAAGAAAAATCTGTTGTTTTCATTGAAAACCCAAGAAAAATCTATTTCCTTGAGATTTTTGAACAAATAATTTTGTAAAATAAGTCCATTAAAAGCATTATAAATAAGCCAAAAATCATAAATAACAATATATCATTCATATTTTTTGTTAAGAAGTCATTATTAGTAATAGCATTGACTTGTTTGTTATTACTTCTAATAAGTTTTTCTATTTTATTATTAAGTTTAACTATTTCATTTTTAAGGTCAATATTATTTTTCTCTATATTATTTTCTAAATTATTTAATTTTTCATCAGTATTAGCATTATTTTGAATAGTTGGTTCATTTACTCTAATAGTTTCCATTTTTGTTGTAGTTTGTTCTACATTTGAATTATTTTGATTTAGTATGGGGTTATAATTGATATATGGTTTAATATCTCCCCAAGCTTCGTCTAAAGTTGCAAAGGGCATTAATATTAATTTAGAAAAAAAGTTTCATATTTTGGTTACATCTTTAATAATATTAACAATGCCATATCTACCGTGAAACCCTTTGTATGAAATCCAAATAAAAGGCAATACAGGTAGCAGTATTACTAATATTAAAAGAAATATTAGTGATAGCATAATTTTTAATGTTTTTGCGACATAACACATAGCATCAGCGGTAATGTCATTCTTTTTATAATTAAAAAGGCTAGTTTTTTCTTGTGAGCTCATATTTACAATAAACCTAGATTATAATGTTCTAAATTTATAAAAGAACCATTTACTTACAGCTAAACTAAATGCCATCATTATAGCGAATGGTATTGCTGGAATAATTCCACATATTAAAACCATATATGCCAGAAACATTAATAAATACCCTATAATTCCTGAACCGAAACTTTGGACACCTTTACCATAAAAAATACTAGTGAAACTTTTTATAGAATCTAAAACACTTTCTGCTGTTTTATTTATTTCCATAGTACAACTTTTATTTTCTTGCGCCATTAATATTAAAATATAGAATTAAAATAATCTCGTTTTATATTAATGTATCTACACTATTTATTAACTATAATATTATCATTATTAATTGTGTTCTATCCAAATATAAATAAGTTCCAAATTAATATTATTAATAGTAATATATATTTGAAATTACTTAGTATGTTAGTAATATTACTAGTTACACTTGAGAACTATTTATTAGGTATATTATTAGTAATATTTTATACACTAACACTAAATTCAAATTCCAATGAAATAAATGAAGGTTTTATTTCTTATTATAAAGAAAAAAAATCTAACTAAAATATAAATGAATTTCAAAAAAATTATTAGTTTTATTAACGGATTAAATGAAAGTAAATATATGGCCGGTATTGCTATGATAATTTTGAATATTGGTTCTAAGTATCTTATGATGGAGTTGAGCGAAACACAAGAAGAATTTATGGCTAATACTGTTTTCAGAAGATTTATTATATTTACTATTTGTTTCATTGCCACACGCGACATAATTGTGTCATTTATATTAACATCCGCGTTTGTTATATTTGTAGGCAATTTATTTAATGAAAATTCTAAATTTGGTATTGTAAAAAAGAAAAAAAAACCTTTCAAGCAAATATCGAAAACCGAATACCTAAAGGCTCTTAAAATTCAAGAATTATACGAACTTCAACATATACCTGTTAAAAAATAATATATTTATTAAATATCTAATGTAACTTGTCTCTTATTATTTTTTGTTTTTTTCAACTGAATACCCTTCGTGTGTTCAAGATCGCTTTCACTAAAATTTGATACATCTTCTATATTAATACCACTTCCTGATGAAGAATTAACATCTCTTAGTATATCATCTAAATTAGGTGGTCCACGCATTTCAGGTCGTGCGTTTGACGATTTAGTCTTAAAACTATCACCTACAATATCTTCCATTAAACCTCCCAAACCTGGTTCCTTTGTTTTCATACTAGATGCCGCGGCACTTGCGAAGTCTTTCATTAAATTCGGGTTCTGTTTCATGATATCACCCAATCCTGGCAATGAAGACTTAAACAATGTTTGTGTTAAATGGAACATAAAACCACTACCACCTAACATCATAATGAGTCTCAATTCTGGTGGCATTGATGCCTTCGATTTATATTTTTCGTGTAGTTCTTCAAAAATATCGTCATAATCATCGATATTTTCGTGGACACTTTCTGACCAACCATCCAACTTAACATCCAAAGGGTCAAATTTATTATTCATAAACTCGACTGCCGTAACAAACGCCACCATCATCTTACGTTGAAATCGAACACTTCTATCAATTTCACGTCCTTTGCTTATACGGTCCAATTCTCTCTTCATTTCATCATAGTCAGAATCCATATTATAACTTTTTGAAAGCTTGACACCACGTTTTTCTAATCTTTCGAGTTGACATAAAATTTCGAATTTATCTGGTCGTGGTTCAGTATCATATGATTTCGAGGAAACGTTATTATTATTCGATGGTGAATTAAAATAATCATTAACAGGTCTGCTTTTAGATTCAAAATTCGTATTACGGTCATGAATATTCATATTATCATTTGAACTAGGTATAGTGTCTTCCAATTTAAAAACATCATTATTCAAATCGAGTGTGTCATCCAATTTTACACTAACACTAGGCTCAGAAACGTATGAATTACTGGGTGGTTCACTAACCGAGTTTTTCGGTGATCTTTTATTGGGATTTATAAGTAGATCAAGTCCAAAATCATCGCCACCAGTATCAATATTTGTAGTGAGATTAATGTCATTATCTAAATTAATAGGTTCGTTATCTAAACTTATAGGTTGCAAGTCGCTATGAGGTTGTATATTTATTTCCTCCATTATGTAAAAAAAAGAAACTTATAATTTTATCTTAACGCAATTCTCTTAAATAGTTTTTAGTCTATACCTAATCATTAAATAGGCATCTGCCAAATCATCCTTTTTATTTTTATAATTTTCGAAATATTCTAACCAGTCCGGAGTGTTTTTTAAAAACTCTCGTGTAAAATCAATGGCTAATTTCTTATTTTTCTTGTAATTATCAGTTATTTTCTTTGTTTCTTTTATATCTTCATTTTCCAAGTCGAATTTCAATTTATTTCTTGCTGAAACTAAATTCAAACTGTACTTTTTATTTTTTAGATGTATTAAAAAATAAGTATACAAAATCATCTGGACACTTTTCATTGTAGGATTTTTCAAAGCCGGTTGATTTTCAATATCTATAGTAGTTGCTTGAAGTAGTTCTGGAATATCATCTAACTTATCAATTAGATTATTACCCAGTTTACTTAATGATGTTTTAGTGACATTTTTATTATTTATAACTTCACTATATTCACATTGGTCCTTCTCTGGAAGATGTTTGGCACAGCAATATATATTCTGTGTTTTATGAATATATTTACACTTAGTATTACACTCAAAACATACATACAAATCCTTACACGTTTTATCTTTCATATGTTTTTTACAATAGAAACGTCTCGATTTATTATCAAACCCCATAGATTGGGATGAGCATTCAGAACCATTTTTATTAGTGCCTTCACACTTAATCGTCCGTTGATTTGTTAAATTTATTATATCCCATTTTACAATATTGCCCTTTTTGTCGGTTAAACAATAGGCTAAATTTTTTACACCAACATCCCAAGCTAAATACATCAAATTATTTATAATAATTACTTAGTAATTAGAAGTTTAAATAACTTTTTAGCCGAAATAGGATACCTAACATTTGCGTCCTTTAATTCAAGAATTTCTTTAACTTGGGACAATAATGCCCTATCATAATCTAATAGTTTATCTATTACTGAATGAAACTTATTTACATAAGCATATTTTATTATATTACTAAAATCATTATAAACCAAATACATTTCAATTTCATCGAATATATGTTTAAAAGAATCATCTTTGGAATATTTTAAGAAACTTACATAGAATTCTAATAACAAAAATGACAAGTTTATAAATTTATTATCTTTAGAACTATATATTTTGTATTTATTACTGATTTTATCCCAACGTTTTATATTTGTATGAAGAATATTAATAGCATAATCATCTTTCATTCGCATCAAATCATTCGCATACAAAGAAATATAGTAAATAATGTATTCTTCTATTTTATTATAATCCTTATTTTTTTGACATGTATTAAGAAAATCTGACCATTTTTCAATGGGCCTATTTAGACCAGTACACGAGTCATAAAAATTATTCATACTTTTTTTAAATCCATACCAATATTGTTCAATATCGTAATCGATATTTTTTTCCATAATAAATAAAAATATAATAAAAAGTATGTCGTATAAAAACTATACTTATTTAAACTATAAGTAGTATTTAACCTAAATTTAATTCAGCCAAGTTAGGAAGTGGCATAATTTGTGTCGAATAATATTTCTCCAACTCTTCGATTTTACTTTTGTCGTATTCAGTAACAAAATTAATTGATACCCCTTTACGTCCGAACCGCCCACTACGACCTATACGATGAATATAATTATCTACCGATTGGGGAACATCATAATTGATTACAATCGATACTTGCTGAATATCAATACCACGCGAAAGTAAATCGGTAGAAATCAATACACGACTAACACCATTGCGAAAGTCATCCATAATTTTATTTCTTTCTGATTGTGGCATGTCTCCGTGAATCATCGAAACCGAAAAATCATCATTTGTTAATTTATTATTTAAAATCTCCACAATACGACGTGAATTACAATAAATAATTGATTGAGAAACCGAAATCATACTATACAAATCACATAAAGTATCATATTTATAATCATTCTTTTCTAAATCAATATAATATTGTCTAATACCCTCTAATGTCAATTCATCGTTTTTAACAAGAATTTTAATAGGATCTCGCATAAAATTGTTGGAAAGTTTAAAGAAATCGGGTGTCATTGTAGCACTATAAAGTCCAACCTGGATATCATTTGGTAGAAGTCTAAAAATATCGTGGATTTGACTCAAGAAAATATGTGATAGTAATTCATCGGCCTCATCAAGTATAAGCATCCTTAGCGAATTTTTCGAAATATGATTTTTATTAAGCATATCCAACACTCTACCAGGGGTACCAATAACAATATGAGGACGCCTTTTAAGTTCATCTACATTATTTTTAATCATTGTTCCACCAACACTTAAATTAATTGATATATTCATATAACTCGCTAGGTTTTTAATAACATTCTTAATTTGTAAAGCAAGTTCTCGTGTATGCGACAATACGATAGCTTGTGTTTCATTCACATTTTCGTCGATTTTTTGTAGGAGACTTATAGAAAATGTTGCCGTTTTTCCAGTTCCTGATTGTGCCTGAGCAATAACATCATTTCCTTCAATAAAAGGAACAATTGCCTTGGATTGAATATAACTTGGTTTCTCATAACCATAGGCAAATACGCCTCTTAGGAGCTTCTCTTTAATGTTCATATCTTCAAAGGATTCATAAACTACGTCAGTCATGTTTATGAATATTTAATAAATACTTGGACTAATGTTTTAAATAGTTTATATTATGTTATATATTTCATACCATTTGAATAAATATTGAAATCATTTTTTTTATAAAAATCTACAAACGCAACATCACAATTTAATATTACTTTATAACAGCCCACCTTTTTAGCCTCTTTTTTGGCAAAACTTAACATAGCACTACCTATACCTTGTTTTCTATGTTCTTTATGGATGACTAAATCTTCAATATGACATACACGACCATTATTATTTATGAATTTTTGTTCTATAATAAGTGAAATACAACCAATGATAGTGTCATTTTCCTTATATACATATATATTTGTTGTTTTATTAACACTATTATATATTTTTTCAAATTCATCAAATGACATTTCTTGAATGTCGCGAAATTGATTAAGTAAATTCAAATAAATCTTATAATCTTTTAGTTGTAATTCTTCCATATATTTTTCTAAGATTATTGTATAAAATGTTTGACGTCAAATATACTTTATTAACTATATTAGTAATTATACTAATTGTATTATCTCTTGTTGTTTATTTCACATTACCAGATCGCGAAAGTTTTCAAAATAATCTTCAACAACCAGTTATTGATCTAGATAATATTCCCGAAGATAAAACTATATCTTTACCTTCGAACTCTCAAGATGTACCTATCATATTTTCTGGAGATAAACAATATGCTTTATACTACAATGATCCAAATAATAATGTAAATACCGATGAAGTATTACCAATAGATAACAGTGGCGATGTAATGGTTTCTCCAAATGTTCACGGAACATCACTAAAAATAGTTAAACAAAGTGAAGGAAATGAAGATGTTCTTGTTGCTAATGTTTTGTTTCAAACTACAGAAGAAACTACTAATGTAGCTAATAATGTCGCTACTGAAGCACCTAATAATGTAGCTAATAATGTCGCTACTGAAGCACCTAATAATGTAGCGAATAATGTCGCTAATAATGCCGCGAATAATGCCGCTACTGAAGCACCTAATAATGTAGCGAATAATGTAGCGAATAATGTCGCTACTGAAGCACCTAATAATGTCGCTACTGAAGCACCTAATAATGTCGCTACTGAAGCACCTAATAATGTAGCGAATAATGTAGCAAATAATGTAGCGAATAATGTAGCAAATAATGTAGCGAATAATGTCGCGAATAATGTAGCGAATAATGTAGCGAATAATCTAGTTAATGGTGCTAATGTAGAAAATAATCTTTTAGGTAATAATAACCTAAATTCAAATGTTGTAAATAATACAGTTGCTCCTACTACAGTTGCACCTACTACAGTTGCTCCTACTACAGTTGCTCCTACTACAGTTGCTCCTACTACAGTTGCACCTACTACAGTTGCTCCTACTACAGTTGCCCCTTCTACAACGGTTGCTCCTGGACCAGTAAATAATATACTCAAAGTCAAATTTGATTCTAATATAGAACTTAGTGAAGATGAATTTTACATAAATAAGTTAGCAATTGAAACTGAATTAATTAAGAAACTAATGACAGAATTAAATATAAGTCCAGCAGAATTTACACTTGAAGTTTATCAAGGTTCCATTATGGCAGTTATAGAACTTCTTGACGCAAATGAAGAAAAGGTTGAACAAACAAAAATTGCCATAAACGCAAATGTAAATATGAATTTGAACGTTTCCATTGTAAACGAAAATGGTGTAACAGTAAAAAATATCAATGTATCCAAGGACCTTAAAGCGCCGGTTGAAGTATTAAGTGTTAAACAAAAGGAAGCATTTATTAAGGATAAAATACCTAATATATCATTATCGTTATTAACAAAATATTCAACTACAGCAGCACCTTCAACAACAAGCTCTCCAAACACAAATAATAACGTAACCAATACAGTAGTACCAGTCAATAATGTTTTCAAAGCAGTAGCAAGTGAAACAATTAATACTATTAGCAATATAGCATCAAACGTTAATAATAGTATTAATAATAATACTACTAATAGTAATAATATCTTAACAGCATCCATTAATGAATTACTTAATAATAATGCTCCTACGACATTGGCTCCTACGACATTGGCTCCTACGACATTAGCCCCAATAAATATGGATCCATCAGACAATATTAATAATGTAATGAACACTATATTAAACGATATGCCTGAAATGAATAATACAAGTATTTTAGCAAATGTAAATGATATAGGAGCAGTCTTGAATGCTAATGCTAATGCTAATGCTAATGCTAATGCTAATGCTAATGCTAATGCCAAAGCTAACTCTAGCGCTAATGTTAGCGCTAATGTAGTTTCATTTTCAGAAAACCAAGTTTATGAGGTTCAGAATGGGTTACCAGAAGGATTATATATGAACTATTATCCACATTCCCAGATTGATGCCAAGGCAACACAAAGACGATTAAAAGAAATAGAAAAAAAAATGGGAACACAATATAATGTCCAACCATATGATGCTTCGTCATTAGGTAAATCTTGCGAATAATTAATTAATAAATAATATTAATTATAGATATATATGTTTGCCAATATAAATTTAAAAGGGTTCCCTTTAGTAAACGTCGATTTATTTGATATAGAAAAACCGAGTGATTTTTACGATTTTCTTAATTTTTGGGAAAAACTCCACGACAAAAAACAAGAGTATATTTTCCTTTTTAATACAGAAAATATGAGTATGCCTTCACTAAGTTATGCTACGAAAATATCGGAATTTATAAAAAAAATGAAACTAAAACCACATAATCCCCTAAGTTATTCAATTATATGTGTCAAAAGTTCTTTAATTAGAAATCTCGTTTCATTAGTTTTTAAATTTACTAGCCCAATGTCTCCGGTATATTTAGTAAAAACTAAGGAAGAAGGACTTCAAGTATATGATGACCTATCAAAAGGCAATGAAGTCACTTGTGCTAAAGTAATGCCAACACATATTAAAAACGAATCGAGTCAAGCGGAATTGTAATTGACTATTTTTTTCATTACAATCAAATATTTTTATTACTATATTTTAATGAACTTATACTTCAATCTTGTTTTAGTTTGTTTGACAATACTAATTATTGTATTGTGTAATACTGAATATTTTTTAGTAGATGAAAATGACAAATCCAAAAAAATAAGAAAACTGATTGGTAAAAAACAAGCAAGACTAAAATGTGACCCGTTGAAAAATGACCCCAATTTTCCATCAACTCACGACGATATTTACAACTCAAATATGCTGTATAAATATTATACAAATGGTATGTTTTCTAATTTACAATCTATATATAAAACACCAGAAGAAATAAAAGAAAATTCTAGATTTAAAAATAAACCCATAATAAACAATCCCGATTATTTAGTTGGTGCTTCTAACGAAGGCAGTTCAGCTTTAAAGACTTGTGAACCTTGTACTTATGAAAAAAATGCTGAGGCTTGTTTTGATAATATTCAAATAATGGAGGACGATTATTGTCCAAAAATATTACAATGTAATGGTATGTCTGAAATACCGAATTCAAAAACATTACAAAACCCTAATTTTATGAATAATAATATTCAAACTATTACTAAACAATTAGAACGTTTATCTAAATTAAAAAATAAAAATAAACTCCAAGATGATAAAAATGAATGTGACAAAATATTATGTTATATTAAAAATAATCCAGATATTCAAGTAAGATATACTGAGTTTAATAATATTTATAAACAAATAAATAGTAAAATAAATAATAGTAAAACACAAATTGGTTTAATAACACTAGATTTTCTTAATAATAGTGATGAAAATATCTTAAAAATGAAACAATTTTTAATAGATCCATTAAATATATACTATTTTGATTTACCAGGTGTTTCTTATACTGTTAAAATGAATGGCGTAACACTTCAATCCCAAAATAAAGCAGATATCTTAACCCGCTCATTAGTTTCTGAAAGTTTAATTAAAAGGGGTTTTGAAAATATAGGAAACAGTGTAAAAGAAGGTAAATATAACGTGAAAATCGAACAACAAAAAGATATATCATCCTTTTTACTAGATTTATGCCTTAATAGAATGGTTACTTTTAGTAATGAAGTACAGTCTTGTTCGAGATATATAAATAATTTTGATTGTTAAGATTTTTATATTATATATAAAAATATATAAGAATATATAAAAATATATAAGAATATATAAGGATATATATATAAGAATTATGTCGCAATTATATGCTTATTATAGTTTAACACAAGAACAAAACACAAAAATGACTTTTAACTATCAAGATATCATGAACCCATCTAAATGTATTCTATGTACCGAAGTTTCAGAAGAACCTCCAGAAAAATTTCTAATAAATTCTATGTTTAAAGACACCGTGTATAAAGGTAAGGTAAACACGATTATCAATTATACAGATTTGACTTCATATTTACTATAAATCCATTTTTTATCATTTTCGTAAATTTTCTTTAATTTGGGAATATTTTTGGAATATACCATTAATATATTGACCTTTCTCATAACAACTAAAGGACCCAGTTTTTTTATTGCTTTATCTAACGCCTTTATTCTTTCTTCTTTTGGTATGTTGGTGATATTTTTATAGCCAAATTGACCCAATGTGCCAGAACGCAATAGTATAGGTTTACGAGTTTTCAAGTATTCTATTTGTTCCGGTGTTTTCTTTGTTTTAACGCATCGTGATGGAAACGCTTTATCCTTTCTAAAATACGCATTGCGAAGCATAGAGCCAGATTGACATGATTTCGGTCCTCCGGGTGCTAATTTATAGGCTCGGCTAGTTTTTCTCTTTTTAGATGCCAATATTATTTTGTTTTCATTGGCTCTTTTCATTGTCTTATTATAACGTGTGGATTTTATACAATTCGGGCGCACATATATCCCTTTTTTTGTTTTATAACCTACTCGAACAATATGATTTTTAGGACATTTCATTAGTATGATTATAAAATATAATTATAATAAAAATATCGTTTTTTATTTATTTTATATTCTATATGGCTTTGAGAAATATCATTAATAGTTTAGACAATTATATTATTCACCAGAACTTTAATCATATATTATTACGAAACTTCATTTCTAATTTATTAAAAAATAGTAACACTATTTCCAAAGACAAATACTTACAAGAATTTAAATACTACCATCTTGAAAATACATACGAGAAACAAATAGTTCATAGAAACGAAATATATTCAATGGAAGTTATTTCTTGGGGTTCAAATAGCAAATCACCTATTCATAACCACGCAGAATATGGCTGTTTTATGAAAGTGTTAAACGGCTCGTTAAAGGAGAATTTGTATAATCCCGAGTTAGAATTTATTAAAGAAACACAACTGGAACAATATGATGTATCCTATATAAACAATGATATAGGTATTCATTCAATAGAAAATAGGAATAAACTAGATATGTGTTATAGTTTACATATTTATTTCCCAGGAAAATATAATACTAAATATTATATATTAAAATGACTTCTAATGGAGATGTAAGTAAAGGATTTGGAGCTTTAGCCGCATTGCCAGAAGAATTATTAGTAGACGTAACAACAAAAGATTGTAAAGGGTGTTGTGATGGTGATGATAAGAGACAACAATTTAGTTCTTCAGATTCAGGAAGAGAAACCGAAACAACAACGGAACGAGAGAAACGAGAGAAACGAGAGAAAAGTGATGAATCTATTGTCGATACGCTTACATCTAGTAGCGGCAGTAGCAGCGGAAGAAGCGGAAGAAGCGGCAGCGGCAGCAGCAAAATCAGCCGCACGCAGTCTGGCAAAAGAATTAAAGATTATAAATCTCTAACTATCGGGTCTTTGGATTTAGGTACATCAGGGAAAGATTGTCCTGAACAAGATAAAATAGAAGAAAAAATTAGAAATATTATGCCTAAGCCAGATATTTTCTTTATACAAAATAAAAAAGGTAGCAAAAGAATTTTTAATCAAATATACACGAATGAATTTAATGCTAAAGATGATAAAAGTTCAAAACAAGTTTCAGTTTATTCCAATAGATATTTAGACGGTACAGGTGGAAGAAAAACCGCAAGTGCTTCTGATCCGCCTCAACCCGGAATTCTTTATTTTACTAATGATAAATATACAATTGCCAATATACAATTAGATTCAGAAGTTTATAAAACGGAAATTAAGGAATTATTGAAAAATAGTACAAAAGACAATCTTACTAAATATAATGAGAATTTTACAGAATACGAAAATAAACTTAAAAAACAAAATGATGCTATAATCAACTATAAAAAAAATAATGGACAACAAGTAGACGATAGTAGATACAAAACAGGACTTGATGGCTTAATTGACAAGAAAAATAAATTTCTTTTTAATAATTTACCTGGAAAACATAACAAGTCATTATTTAGTGAAATTAAAAAAACAAATCCTGATGTAATTATAGGTAATTTTCACGATATTATTAAAGACAAAGATAAATTTAAAAATATAATCATAAAGGAAATCGCTCAAAAGGTTTTCGATTCTTTAAAAGAAGATAACAAAACCGTCGAGGATGTAAAACATTTATTTAGTAGAATAAATAAGGCTAAAGTAACAACAACCATGGGTGGGGGTGCTTTACCTAGCGTTTTATCAACACTTGTGCAAGTAGGATTGAATAAGGCTTCTAGAGGTAATTCTACCAAAGCTTCTAAGACTTCTGCTTCCACGGCTGCTGCCACGGCTCCCACGGCTGCTACCACGGCTTCCACGGCTTCCACACAGACTGCTTCTGCTCCCACGGCTGCTGCTTCCACGGCTCTCACGGAGGCTGCCAAGGAGACTGCTTCCACGAAGACTGTGACGCCTACCAAGAAAATACAATCAGTGGAAACGGAAGTGTTACAATCAAAAGGGGATCCACAATTAACAGATCTTGCTGAAAATGTTATTAATAATTACTATACA